GCAATGGTGCTAACACACCTAATGTATTAGAAACATTTGAATTGTATGGTTGTTATTTAGAAAGCGCAAACTATAACCAATTAGCATATTCTAACTCAACTGATCCAGTAAGTGTTGCATTAACAATACAATATGATAATGCAGTACAAACACCACAAGGTACTGGTATTGGTACAGCAGTTGGACGTACAGTTAACACCCTAGTAACTGGCGGCGGCGCTTAATATTACAAGTTCCTAATCTTTCAAGGGGTACTTTTATAGTACCCCTTTAAAGATTAGGAACTTTATTGTATTATGCGCCGCCGCCGGTAACTAAAGTATTTACTGTACGTCCAACTGCTGTACCAATACCAGTACCTTGTGGTGTTTGTATTGCATTGTCATAACGTATGTTAAGTGTAACTGTAACAGCATCTGAAGTTGCGTATGCTAAAGTATTGTAGTTTGCACTTTCACAATAACAACCGTATAACTCAAATGTTTCAAGCACATTAGGTGTGTTAGCACCGTTACCACCATCAAGGATTTCAATTCTTGTTGTAAATTTGTAATCCTGTCCTGATGCAGCACTTGACTGCTCATAAAAGTCAAACTGTTTCTGAAGTTGTTCGCCAACAAGTTTTTGTACATTGTTGTTAACATCTTCACGCAAGTTAAGTGTAATTGGTTCCCAAGTGTGTTTACCTGCCAAATATACTTTTGAATTGTAAATGTCTAATGTCATTTGTTCAAATGATACATTCGGACGAGTTACATCAACAACTTGCTTGGTTAATTCTGTTGTCGGAGTCGAAGTTCCGAAATTTTCCAAAGATACCCTAAAACGATATTGTAATTTGGGCATCAACAGGCCTTGGTTGCTTGCAGAATCTCCGCTTGCCAAAGGCACTGTAATTTTTGATAGTGTTGATATTGCCATTTAATTTGCTCCTAATCTATAAGTATTTATCATTCTTATAGTCCTGCTATTTCTCCAGTATTTTTAAGTCTCAGTGGAATGTAAATAAATTCAACTGCCTTAACAGGTTCAATAGCAATGTCTAGGTATAGTTCATTTCTATCAATCCTTGCTGGAGTATTGTTTGACTCATCACATACAACTAAGAAGTCGTATAGTGCTCTTTGACCAACAAGTTCAAGCATTAAGCTCTCTGCAGCTTGTTTGATCTCATCACGTGTGATCTTGTCATTTGGTTCAAACAAGTATGGTTTAGCAAGTTGATTTAGCTGACTACGTAAGTAGATAACCAAACGTGCTACATTGATTCTATCCAATGAACTAGCTGCTAACTGTCTTGTTTTCTGACCAAAAGCAACTAAACCTGCACCTGTAATGAATGTAATTGGGTTAACTGCATTTGCGTACAGTGTATCTCTTTGACCTTCATTTAGTGCTATTGATTTAAATTCACCTTCTGATGTAATATATCCTGTTGAACTTGCGTTTGTAATGCCACCACGTCTTGTACCTGCTGGAGCAAACCATGGAAACGATACTTGATCGCTAAGTGCAATAGTTCTCATCATCATATGACTTGGTGGAACAACAACATTGTTACCAAAGTTGTCACTTGTAAATCCACTTGGATAATAAACAGCCAAATATGGATCTGTAGTTACAAGTCCGTTGTCATTGTCTTCAACTGCTAGGTTTGTATTTGTTGCCCAGTTGTTGATAGATGTTGCATCACTTGTAAGTCTGAATGGTGAATCACCTAGTACAAATGCTGTTAAGCCTCTGTCGTAGTTTAGTGATTTCATTTCACCAATTAGTTCTGGATAAGCAGGACATGACATCAAGTTAAAGATTCTTGATTCATTGTCTCTGATATCTTCGTTTGAATTAACAAGTGCTTGTAGAGCCTGAACAACAACTTTACGCTGTGCTTTGCGTCCAAAAGTACCTGAACCGTCTTCTTGGTTTGCACTTTCAGTTACCCAACGATCAGCATCATATGCAGCCATTGATTGGCCTGTGCCGCTACCGTATCTTGTGTTGTTACCTGCTGTGTTAATGTAGTTCTTAACATATTTTTTAACATTAAATCCACTTCTACGTAGATTCCATAACAACATTCCTTTTGGATATAGTGCTGGATCTGGAGAATCAGGATCTACATAATCACTTGCTAGTAGATCATCAATATCTCCTGCTGTATCACTGTTTGCACCTGCTGTGTTATAACGTGCATCTGCAAATATAATACCGTTTTCAGTAGTTTGATCACCTGTATCAACTAAAACCCAATTATCTTCTTCATTGGCATTTCCTAGTGCAGCATCATATTTGTAAATTTTTGGATAGTTTTCTAAATCTGAAGTATCAATCCAAATATCACCTGTTACAAGAGCTGTGCCATCACTTTGTTTAGTTGGTGCACTTGCTGTAACAAGTGGTCCTGCTGGATCTGTTGCTTTTGTGCTATCTACATTGTAGAATGGACTTGCTGTAGAACTTTGTCCACTTGCGCCATCATATTGATAACCAACAAACTCGCTACCGTTATGTACCATGATGTCTACTTCATCTACAATTGAATTGTACCAAAGTGTTCCATCTGCTGTTACTGCGGTTACTTGTGTCGGACTTGCTGTAAAGAATCCTGTTCCTGAATCATTTACAGGACTCCAAAGACTTGCTTGTAAAACAGTAGGATTTGCAGTTACATCATCTTCAGTTGTACCTGCTTCGTCAAATCTTGTACCTGCATAAGTTCCTGGTGCATAGTAAAGATTTGGAGTTCCGTTGTTACCATCTACAAACGGAGTAAATCCTGCCGCTGCTAATACACCGTCTGTGTCAACAAATTTAATTTCTCCACCAAGTGCGTGAGTAATGCTTACTTTGTTTGTTGCGTCAACACTTGCAGTAACATTTGTTATGTTTGCATTGTTGATAGCACCAGCAAGTAATGCAGCGTCACCTACTGCACCTGTGTAAGTTTCATTTACTGTTTTTGCAGTTTCGAAACTTGCAGAACCGTTGTCAGTAGTTTGTACAGTAAAAGATTGGCTTCCTGAACTTATAGAACCAGCAATAATTTTATTGCCTGTAATAACTGTTGGAGCTGCACTTCTTCTGCGCTTTAATTTAAATGTTGCCAATGGAGGAGCGTCTCCTGCTACATTAGTTTCTACATATAAATCACCAGCTGATAGATTAGCGCCGCCGCCTGATCTATCTAGTTCGTATATAGCTGATTCATTGCTGTCATACAATGGAGCTGCTACAGTTTCCCATAGTTCTGTTGAATTATTCCATTTTTTAACAAAATAACTAGCACCAAGATTAGGTGTAGTTGTTTTCATCCAAACACTACCAGTTGGTCTTGAATATGTGTCTGCTGTTTTCCATTCAGGAACACTAGTGTGTTTTGAAACTTGTAGTGCAGGTGGATAGTAAGTTCCTGCGTCAATGTCAAGTTCGCCGAGTCTATCAGTGTCTCCACCGATGACAATTTCGCCACCTAATGTAGAATCTTCTGATGCGCTACCAGTTCCGTCACTGTAAATTTCTAAACGTCCGTCAACAGCTGCGGCAGTAATACCTGCAATTAACAATCCATTGATTGTGCTTGCAACATCGCCTACAACATCTGAACTGTTAATCGTTACACTTGTACCATTAATCGTAATCGCTGCTGTACCTGCAAAGGTTGGATTTGCTGCACCACCTTGTATTGTTGGCCAACTTTTTGCCCATGCATCCGAACCAACCAATACCCATGTACCAGCTGTATTTCTGTAGAAAATTCTAATTAATGTTGTAGTTGCAACAACAGCATATGATCCTACTTCGCCAACAGCACTGCTTGGAATGTTTCCACTAAAACCATTTGTAACTAAATTACCTGTGTTTGACAATTCTGTATTGTCAGTAATAACAATAGGTGCTTTATTGGTAAAATTTTGTCCACTATTTAACACAGATGCTCCGTTCCATTCTTGGATACCCCATAGAGTGTTTGCTGTGTCTAACCAATAAGTACCATCTGCAGGATTAGCTGCAGGAGCAGTTGAAGTTGGTTCTAACTCTCCTAGATCAACATTTGCTCTTACTACCCAAGCTCTGTTTGCTACTCCTAAATATGAGTAAGCCGCTTGCAATCCATATTCATTCAGCTCGCCGCCATGAATTGGATTGTTGTTTGAATCTGTTTTGAAAATTGGATCACCAAATGTGTCTGCTAGATCTCTTTGAGATGTAAGCAAGTATGGTGTTCCTGCATTTGCCGCTAGTGTGCCTGGTGCTGTACCAGTGCCTGCTGCATTTGTTTTGTTAGCCGCAGTTGCGACAAAAATCATTGGTGTAGTACCTGGTTCAGCTGGGGTATAAAAACTTTCGTCTATTACGCTGACCTGTACGCCTGGTGATGTAAGTGCCATTATAATTCTCCTATTGTGGACATATGTTTGTTAATATTATTTAGCAAGAAAAACAGAAAACACTAGTTGAAAACAGGTTAAAAAGGTACCAAAAAGGTGAGCTAAATACAGTATGAGACCATTATGCCAATGCGGACAACGACCTTGTGCTGTAAATTATAAAAAGGGCAAAAGGATATACTATAGAAAACTATGTGAACGGTGCTTACGCAACGGCATTAATCATGGTGTGCCCTTATGGAAACAAAGAGGCTATGTAAAATTATCCTATTGTGAAAAATGTGGTTATAAAAGCAAACACACAGAACAATTTAATGTTTACCATATTGACGGCAGTTTACAGAACTGTAGGCCTAATAACTTAAAAACAATTTGTGCTAATTGCCAACGTATTATGCAGAAGCAAGGAGTTCGCTGGCGGCAAGGCGATCTTTTACCTGACTTTTAAGCATGTCAAGTGTTCCACCATTATCAATCACATGATTAAAGTTTACATTTGCCCAGGCCCATTCAGATTTATGTACGTCTTTGGGTTCTACACCAATATCTTGATACATACGGAACCACACAGGATCAGGACCTCTACGCACACGCCAAACTTCACCATAGATACTTTTGATCATATTCGCTTCATTTTCAAAACGCACATCGGGAATAACAAAATTTACGCCAGGATTTTGAACAATAGTTTTCTTCACAAGACTTACCCATATACCATCATCAAATCCATTACGCATACAATCTGTACCAAATTCTTGTAGAACTAATCTTGGGCTTATAATTCTTCCGGTTTCCTGTGACCAAAAATCATCTTTTTGTTCGCGCCAAGCTCTACTTTCATCAGTATCACCTTCAAGCATTTGTCTGTCCCAACCAAAAACTTCTGCAACACCGTCTTTTAGTTTATCAGCAAATGAAATCTTAGTATAGCCATACTCTTGGACAAGCATGTCTGCAACAGTGCCTTTGCCCGAACCAATTAAACCACAAATACCTATAATCATAATAAATCCTTCAAATAATATAAAGTATATAAGATTTATTTGCTTTTGTCAAGTAGTTTTTGGTAGGCTTGTTCAAAACCTTCTTCGTGTAGATATGCTTCGTTATTATTCCACATACGTTTGAAGTATCCAGGTGCTGATTCTAGTATTGTTTGTTCGCTTGCACTAAAGTGTCCTTTAACCATCCAAAAAAGCCTATGGGCTTCTTTGTGGCTAAACTCTGACATTATCCTATAGTAAATCCGTAGCCAACACCACCTGGTATAGAAGTGCTAACTTCTTGCTCTAGTTTTTCCATTTCTGATGCTGCTTCTGCTTTGAGTGCATCACCATTCAATTGTCCGCCGCCTTGTGGTCCAGCAATAGTAGCAAATTTACTACGTGCTTCTCCAAGCATATATTTGCAAGTAGCAACTGTATAATCTTTGATCCACTGTTTGGCAAGATAATCATCAAATAACTGTTCATCTGGACGATAATTATAGCACAGCAGTAACAGTGTTTCTTCTGTACGAGAACGCTGTAGGATAGTTAATTTTTTATTTGCTGTATTCCATTTAAATTCAATAAATGAGCCAAACATTCTACCCACAAGCTCTTGATATTGTGAAAAGAAATCATATGTAGCAAGTCCGCCCATGTTAGAAC